GTATGATCCCTCACTGTGTCTGCTAGTTGTCTATATAAATTTTCAGCCATAGTCCACGTTGCTTCAGCTGATGATAGTCTTGTGTTTTGATCTGCAATATTTTTTTGTGCTTGTTTTAAATCTCTTGTAAGATCAACAATTCTTTGTTGATTGGCTGTAATAGTGTCTGTTAATGATAATACATATCTTACAGATGTAAATGTTCCTGCTATAATTGCTGCAACAACAGGAACAATTACAATATTCTTTTTAAACCACTCTAATTTACTTTTGGGCTTTTTTTTCATTACTTATAAAAACCTTTAAAAACCCAATTAACCCATTTGTCCCATATAGTTTTTATCTTATTCCAAACAGTTCTTACACACCATAAAATGTGTTGTTTTATTTTTTCTAACATTTCCATCTCCTTCTAGCTTGTCTCAATCTAGAGTTTGGATCTTTAGCTGCTTTTGGAAACTTCTTCATTTGGCCAGCACTTCTAGCACAATATGATTTACGCCTATTTGCAGCCTTAGAACCTTTTTTTACTTTACCTGTAACAGCAGTTTTTAACCTAGATCCAGGGTTATCTCTCCTGTATTTAGAAACTCCTGCTTTCGTCATTCCCGCTCCACTTTTAGTAGAACGATAATATTTTTTATTTCGTGGAGGCTGAACGTCTCCTCCACGTTTTAAATTTAATAGTTCTAATGTATAATTAGTAACTTCCATCAAAGAATACCGTTACACTATCGTAACCAGCGCTTATGTCTATAAAAGCACCGTTTGGATATCTTATACCTTCATCAGGAATATAAGGATCTAGCATTCCAGCTGCAGCGGGTGCATCTAGTTCTAGTCTTTTGTCTCCTGATTGTGATCCGTTTCTAATTATCATAGCACCAGCGCTTGAAGCGTTTGAAACTCCATGCATTCCTCTAACTCTTGTCGCTCCAGCAAATACTATACCTGTAGTATCAGTTGTTGCTGTAAATCCAGCAGACACTGCTGCAATGGTTGCATCATGACTAATGCTAGTCACTGTTAGAAACTTTGTAGAACCCGTAACTGTATTAGAGTTTGGACCAGTTCCTATAGTTTCAGAAGCAGCATTGCCATTTGCGTCAGTTCCTGTAATTGTGAAACCTACAGAAGCATTATTAGATGCAGAGGTTAATGTAACAGTCGTTGACATGTTTGAACCATCGTTTACTGCAGTTCCAGTAAGAGTCATATCTGCAGCACCTGTTTTAGATTGCACAGCAGCAATTGCCGTTGTGCTTGCAGCGACAGCTTTAAACATTTTAGCTTGTATACTTGTACTTGACATTTTTTCTCCTAATTAAGTGCTCCCGAAGGAGCACCAGTTTTATTTATTAGCTCCAAGGGTTAGCAAATGTTCCATTACCAACAAGTTGAGCTTCAACTAACCAAATTAAACCATCAACTGCTCTACATCTTATGTGAGCACCTTCAAGGCCACCTTTAGTTGTTGCTGTCAAAGTTAATGTGTCAGTTCCACCTGCATTAAACGCAGTCACAACTCCTGGATCAGTAGCTGTGTTGTTGTAAAGAGCTTGACCTCTGTACACATCAGCTGTTGCTCTACCAGCAGCAGTTCCTGCATTTAAAACAAATGTGTTACCACCTGTTAAACTTGCAGTCATAAGAAATTCATATTCCATTCCAACTCTATTTGTTGAATTTGGATCGTCTGAACCTGCCACTGCTGAAGTTGCCGTGTCTATAATTGAAGGTAAATTAAATACAGTATTAGCATTACCAACCTGTATAACTTTACCTTGATACTTATCAATACCAGCGATGTCTGTTCCACCATCAACTGTTCCTGTAATTGATTGAGCCATTTCTGGACCTGTTCCTAAGAATCCTCTTAAAGATCTTACTGGTCCACTAAACGTTGTTCTTGCCATAATATTTTCTCCTCTATAGCGGTTAAATAATGTAGTCTCTATAGCGTCTGCCTAGCCAGTCTACAAAATTATTATTTTCTAGGTGTTTTTATTATACATAAAAAAAGGGGCGATGTGAACACCGCCCCTTCAATTTCTAATACTGATAATTAGTATTAAGCTGTAGGTAATTTACCGTTACCAAATACACATCTTGGATCAGAAAATCCAAAAGAGTATCTTTCTCTAGCTTTAAATCTAACGTTTCCAGTATCGAAGTCACCTTCCATAGCAGTTTTAATCGGGCTTCTTACGAAGTGTTTAAAACCGTTTGGTGCATCAGTTAACAAGAAGAATGAGTCTGTGTCAGTTAAGAAGTTATTAACTACATAACCTTGAGGAACCATTCCCATGTTAGCTATTGCGTTGATGTCGTTATCTGCAGTGCCGACTCTTTGAGGAGACTTCATCAATCTTTCCGCTGTAAATTGTAATTCTTTTGGAAGTACCATTTTAACACCGTTAAGGGCGATTTTTAGTCCTCTTTCATCAACGAAAGATTGGATGTCAATCAGAGATTGTTCCAATGACGTTTCGTTAAGGTCAGCTGCTGTTGCTAAAACATTCGAGAAAGTTCCGCCAGTTGCTAATGGGTGTGAAGCATTGATTAATGATACTCCGTCACCACCAGTTACTGTTGTTACTTGCGCGTTGTTTAAAACTGCTGCAGCTTTAACTTGTTTCGTGTTCGACATAGATCTTGCAAGAGCTCTTGTGTATCTTGCTGCTAATCTGTCGTACAAGTTATCTTCGATAGCTTCTTCTGTGATAGAAAATGCTAAAGCGATTGTTTCGTGTGTGTATCTAGCTGTGAAAGTTTCACCTGCTGTATCAAACACTACTCCAGCACCTTCTTGTTTAGTTGGTGCAGAAGCGAAACCGCTTAACATTACTTCTTCTTCAAAAGCTCTGTCAGATGTTTCAGAAGGGAAAACCTGTGCGTGTTGGTTTTCGTATCTGTTGTATTCAAGACCGAATAATGCATTCAGGCCTGGTTCTAGTTCTTTAACTAGCTGTGCTCGTGATATGGCCATTATGCTATTCCTGTTCTGCTTCTATATTGGTGGTGGTTTATTCTCACCAAAATATTAGCGTTTGATGTTGCTGTATCAGAATTCGTAGGATCCTGTGAAATATCAATTGCTTGTAACACAAAAGATACTGTTGTTCCTGAATTTGATACGTCGAGTTGAGTTTTTGATAACCCTGTTTGAGTTACACCTGTTGTATTGTTAACAGCGTAATTCTTATACAAGTCCGCTCTTGTAAATGCTTCATCAGCATCTACTAAGAACACCGCGTCTGGGTCATCTACAACAAAAGCTGTTATATCACTTGCAGCAACACTACCTGGGTAGAAGTTACTGAAAGTAGGCTTTTGAGTAGTAGGATCTGTGTAAAAACAACCGTTAAAAACACCCACAACAGCTGTAGATAAGCCAGCATCATTCGCAGCTGAATATCTTTCGATGTTACCAGTACCTACGGGTACTACTAAATCACCTTGAAATATTGCAGTTGCATATCCGCTTGCGATCGTATATCTGTTTTGGGCTCCAACTAAAGGTGTACCGTCTAGTTTTCTGTACGGTCTTAGACCGAACTTTTCACTTACGTTTGCCATAGTTTGTTTCCTTTTTATTTATTTTTAACAATTAATAGTTACTTATCTGTGGGTAGATATTACTAAATAATTAGCTTTTATTTCTACCACCAAAGGTAACTCTACTTTGCCTATCAATATTGATTGGCATTTCGGGTCGTTGTTCCTTCATTAGATCGTTATCCACCGCGTTTATTTGATCTTGAGTAATTCTTCTAAAATACTCAGCGCGAGATTTTAAGATCTCCTCAGGTATCCTTGCCAACACAAGGCCTCCAATTCCTATACACCCTTCATATTGTCCCTGTTTAACGATTGGATATTTGTGTATATCAGGAGAATTTTTCATCTCTTCTGCTCTAACAAACTCCCAACCTTCTCTAAGTTTCTTTGTTACGTTAGCCGTATCATCAAAACCAGCCACAGAAATTCTTATCCAACGATGGCTAAAACCCTGTGGGGCAGGTGGTGCATCCAAACTGGATGGTGGAGCCCAGCTAGTTTTTTGCATATTTGCTTTTCTACTATCTGACTCGCGTGAGGTTCTTTTGTTTTCTTTGTTATCCATTTGCATTCTCCTTCACGTATTTTGCGTACTCCTCTAGTGGCACTCCTAATTTTTTAGCAATAGCTATTTGTGAACGAGTGAGTTTCACTGATTTGCGTCCGCTTTGGTTTCTTTGGGCAGAAGCAACAGTCTGGACGGGTTTCTTTTGCTCCTGTTTTTGACCAAATTTATGAGGAAAATTTTCCACCATAACTTTGTCTATCTCATTATAATACTCATCGCTCTCTGCGTCAAACCCCTGGTCTAACAAATCTTGATGAGTTTGAAACGCAGCACTTGTCATAATCTTATCTGTACCAAACCATTCATTCTTTTCCGCCCAACCTTTTGCTCTAGGGGATGGTTCTGGGTAAGATGGACTTTGAGGTGTTTGCGTTTCTTGAGTCTGTTTTTGAGCAGAAGTATTAGCTTCTACTTCACTAGCTGACATTTTAGCTTTTTCAGCTTCAACTGCTAAGGTTGCCATTCTAGAATTAGCTTCTGCAATCTTATCTGCATCTTGTTCAGCAATTGCATTTTTTAAAAGATCTTTAACTTTAGCTTGTTCTGCTTCAACTCTAGCAGAATATTGTTCAACATAACCTTTAGTTGTTTTGTTGAATCTTCCATTAAGATCATCTAGTTTTTTCTGCACACCTTTAGCATAATCTACAGCTGCTCTTTCTTTTCTTTCAGCTTCTCTGTATCTTCTAGTTAGCTTATCAATTCTTTTTTTAACAGAGTCAGAATAATCAGCTAAATCAGGTTTTGATTCTTCAGATTTTTCTTCTCTTATTTCTTCGACTTTAATTTTTTCAATACCTTCAGGTTTATCATCGTGTTTAGTATAACCTAAATCAACTTCTTCCCTTGGTAGTTCGGGTTCAGCAGTTTCAATTTTTTCTTCTTTAATTTCTACTGATTGTTCTTGAATGCCGT